TACTGGTTCGCCTTGCGCATCAGTTCAAGGACTGGATGCGCATCAACGACCTCTTCGAAGTCGCCTGCAGTTGCAGCGGACTTCATCACGCTTGGCGATGGCTTGCGCTCGCTGTCGCCTAGAAGATACGCCTTGCGTGCACGAGACACCTTGCGAGTGCGCCAAAACTTCTGCGGTCCTTGCGCATCCGACCGAACATATAAACGCAGAGGGACACTCGATGCGGCCTGCGCATTGAGCATCGCTGCTGCGTACACCCAAGATTCAAATGAGATCACGCTCCGCTGCATTGAGAAAGGTGGCATCTTGCCACGCCCTGCAGCATTGTCGAGAATCGAGATGGATGATTGAATGAACTTTGAATCGTCGTAGACCGCTTTGGTCGTGAGGTCGGGTCGTCGTCGTCGGAAGAAGTCTAGTAGTGCCATCAAATTATCCTTACTTCGAGCGTGTTTCGTGCGGTCGTACCCAACAAGCGAACGGCGAGAGCGAGTGCGCACACGCCGTCATCGTGTACGCCCGATGGTGCACTGTACTTAACACCGCTGCGAGAGTACTCAAATTCAAACGCCTCCAACTCATCACGCAGCCATCCATCACAGAATCCTATGCCACCACTTTGGATTCGTGCCGCAAGCCCTTCCATGATCTGCTGCTTGCTCTGCGATGTGAACTTGAACGACTCGACGCACGGCAGCGAGCGTTGCAACTCCTCGACGATTGGATCGCCTACGCCAGTTGAGTCTATGAGTGCGGGCTTGTCGCCGATGATCTCAATGAGTCGACGCTTGGTCTGTCCCCAATCCGATTGCCACCTGTGGATTTCTGCGACTCTGTAGTCCGCATCGAGTCCGACTGCAACGGTCCAGTCGTGCGACTTTGCGAGATCAACTCCCCAAGCTGCGACTGGATCGGTGGACAGCGGCTGCACGCATCGACCGATCGCAGGAATGCCGAACGGGTTGCCGCCATCGTCGGCAGGCTCTGCAAGATACAACTCACGGAACACATGATCGGGCAGATCACGCTTTGCAGACTCGATCTCCTCACGCTCGAGGATGCCGCCCTCGACTGCATCCCATGCCGTGAGTTTGTGATAGGCGATGTCGACACCGTCCGCCCGCTGCGCCATTTGGTGCACCCAATTCTTTCGCCCTCTGACATTGCCGATGATGCGGACCTGTCCACGAGTTGCGGTGAGCGTTGATCGCACGGCGTGCCACGATTCCTCTTTGCACCTGGTCGCCTCGTCCATGACTGCGGCACGAACATCCTCTCCGTAGAGGTTGTCGGGATCATCGGCGGATCTGAACCAAATCTTGCAACCGCTAGGCAAGAGAATCCAAAGGTCGGTGTCGTGACTTGACCAGTGCGTTTTCTGTGGGTCGGCTTGGATCAGCCACTTCTTGACTCGATCCATCGCCATCTTTGATTGTTGATACACGGGTGCGACCCACCAATACGATCCACCTGACTTCTTGTCATTCCATGCCTTGGCAAGCAACCACATAAGGCAGCCTGCAGTCTTTCCTGCTTTCGTCGCCGCTTCGATCACGACGATGCGTGCCGAGTCCATAATGACACGCCGCTGCGCTGGATACATCTTGGGAAGTGAAAGAGTTGTGGGTGTCAAAGTTCAATAGGACCAAACCGAAAATTCTCTGTTGCTTGTCCACCATTGAGCCGCTCTATGCGATCAAGTGCGACCGCTGCAGCAATGTTTGAGTCACGGAGTCTGTTAAGCAAATCAACTGCACGGCATATATCACGCCCTGTCGAGTTCGAGTCGGCAAGAATTCTAGTACAGATTTTTGCTCCGTTTTCAAGTGCCATTGATGGAATGTCCCATCCGCTTCCAATTGCACGGCGCAAAAGGATAAGAGATTCTGCATCAACACGGGCTATATCTGATTTGGTTTCAAACATGACTACATACCAACTCTAGCCAAGGAAAAGAATTCAGCACGGACTGCTGGCTCTCGCATAAGACCTAACAAAGAACTCGTGACCATATCTGCATTGTATTGCTTGACTCCACGGCAACCCATGCAAGCATGTGATCCAACGGCAACGACTCCGACTCCAATTGGGTCAAGCGCACGCTGCATGGTTTCGCAGACTTGGTTTGTCAATCGTTCTTGCATTGAAAGTCGTTGCGCCCACGCTTCCACCATTCGTGGAATTTTTGATAGTCCAACAACCTTTCCTCTTGGAATATATCCAACGACCATTTCTCCTACGAATGGAAGCAAGTGGTGTTCACAAAGCGACACAAATCGAATGCCACGAACGAGGACCATTTCGTCGCAAGATTCCTCAAAGACTGTTGACAGCTCTTCAATTGGATCAATAAGTCGTCCGCTTGTCATTTCATCCAAAGCGGAAATAACACGACGAGGAGTGTCAAGCAATCCACTACGGTCAGGATTCTCTCCGACACAACGCAACAGATATCTGACTGCTTCTCGCTGTAGGTGAGGATTAGGAACAAACGGAACGCATTTCGATGCTGCGTTTATCTGACATTCCATGCTTTGTGCATTTGGATGCTCAATCTCCATTCGGGATTCTCCTTGATAAGTGTGACACACCAGTCCAGTGACTTCCTGTCAATCGACAAACCGTTGAATGCAGGACTCAGTAATTTGTAGGTCGCTTCGCAAGTTGGAATAGGAATGCCTTGCCCATACCCTCTTACATACTTGACTTCACTTGCCGTCATCTGTCGGACGGCATGCTCCGCAACTTTCGGGCTGACTGTCACCCAATCAATTCCACGGCCGCTTACATCAACACTTCCATTTGTTTCAATAGCGACAAGAAAATTTGCGGAGTGAAGAGCAGAGATCAAGCCCGAGTCCGCTTGCAGTGCTGGTTCTCCACCAGTCAGAACTACCCATGCTTTATTTTTTGTGAACCACTCATCCTTGACTGGAACACAAGAACGAACCTCTGCAATAAGTTGCTCAAGAGTCATTCGTCGTCCACTTTCAAATTCAGTATCACAATCGAATCCGCCTATGCTCTTCGGTCCTGCTTCTTTCTTGCAAAGCAGATTGCATCCTGTGAATCTCAAGAACACACTCATCTCTCCAGCTCGAATGCCTTCGCCTTGTGGACTCCAAAAAATTTCGTTGACTGTGTAGTTTTTCATTTTGTTGCTTCCGCCGAACAGTTCTCTGTTTCTTCGATTATCACTTTGGTAAGAGAGACTCCAGTCCCATCAAGCAAAGCAGGTCCGATCTTGTCAAGAATATAACGTGCCATATTTTCAGCGGTTGGATTGGTTGGCATCAAATATAACTTTTGGGTTTGAATGTGTGTCACCGCTTTGATTGCTTCTGCATCTCCAGAGAACAACACGAACCCGTGATCCCAATTATTTTCAAGCCAGCCGTTGAACTTACTTTTGAGGACGCTGAAGTCAATGACTCGCCCGATTCCATCAAGGTCATTCGAGTCGGCACAAGCAGTTAAATATATCGTGTAGTTGTGGCCGTGAAGATTTGCACACTTGTTCTCGTGACCCATGACACGGTGTCCCGAACAGAATGTAAGCCTTCGAGTGCAGTTTACTTTGCTTTCCATATTGCTCCATTTTCGTTGTCTTCACTTACTTCACACAGATCGGCATTGAACTTTTCTCCGATTGCTCTTGCGTAATGTTCGCATGACCACTTAATTGTTCCTGGAATTTGTTTCAATCTTTCGCATTCAACTTCCAATTCAGATTGCAGCCCAAGAAATTCAATCTGACGATCGTCATCTGTGACTTCGATCTCAAGTCGCACAAAGAAAAGATGTCGGTGTTCATGTCGTAGAAATGATACTAGACCATTTGCGCCATCCCATTTGTGCAAAGCATGAAAGCGGTGTGTGACAAAAATTCGCATTTTTAGTCTTGAATTGTTTGATAGTGGACTTGAACGGACTCACACAGTTGCGCAGCGTCGAGTAAAACATACCTGACAAGGTTTCGGCATTCTGGATTTTTTGGTTCTACTGGTGCTCTTGATGAAAACAAATCAACAACATCATTCCTTTGAAATCCACTAAATTCTAATCCTGGACCACCAAATCTTAACACATTTGCATACGCTGATGAGTCGCAACTTTCTGTTGGAAAGCAGAACCACAATGGGCATGCCGTTATTCCAAGTGCGTGAATCCATTGCACATTCTTTCCAACTCTGCGCTCTGCGACTGTTTTAAGTATTTCGTATCTAACATGTTCATTTGACTGGACCAAGTTTCCGATACACAATCGGTCGTACTCATTTGCCATAGCGTCAAAATAGTCCCACCCATCTGTTAATGGATGGACCACTGGTATTGGATTAAATCCTTCTGCTTGTAGGCCGGCACGGGTCTTGTTTTTTTGATCAGTTCCACCTATGTCTATTTCGACATAGCCCCAACACTTATTTTTAATGCGTGCAACTTGTGTCTTCCATTCTTTGATAAACTTATCCCACCCTTCAACTTCCGATGGCTTGACCAGCAGTGCTTCAACGTGACTCAAGTTCATTTTTTTTGCATGAGCATTTGCAATACCAAATATCCCTGAATCAAGGAAGAAAGATCCATGCTTGCAGAGCGCATCAATTACTTCATCACTTGGAAGATTTAGCATGCTAATCAAAACCCACTTTGACATAGCACCTGACTTTGTACAGTCTATAAAATCAAAATTCCTATTCACCATAGCAGTAAAGAAAACTCCTGCATCTTCAACATTCCATTGCCCGTCTGTTTTCTTCACGGTCTAATTTCCTCAACTGAAATGCCGATCGCTCTTGCGACACCAAGCATGTATCCAGCAGCCTTTCGTATCGGTTGAACAAATAAGCATTTGCTGTCTTTGAAACGGTCACTTATGGTTGCTATTGCACTTGGATACGGAACAAAAAATTCTACATCCTCTGTTAAGTGCTTCCTCCATTGAAGCAAGTCATTGACCGGGTGCGCAACAACCAAGACATGACTTCCAACTCTCCACACAGAACCATTTTCAGGACAGTTCTTTTCACTTATTGGAGCATCGATCACACCCATAATTTCTTCCGAAAGATTTTCACCTACTCGAATAAGTGACTCGATTTCTTTATCCGTGAAGCCTGTAATGTTTGCAAGTGCTTCGTCGTCAATTTGAATCGCTGCAAGTTGAGTTGCCAAGGCTTCGGTGTCCCACTCGGCAAGTTCGGCCGTGCGATTGTCTGCGATGGCATAGGCGATCGCCTCTGCGCCTTC